CAAAAAGCTCATTTGAAAACAATCACACCACAAGACGGCAAGGGTCTTTGGTTAATGCATATTAATGTATTTCCAAAACCAGGAATTGAATTACCAATATTAGGATTTGATATTGTTGCCGGGCCTAAAAAGATCACAGGATCTTTTATGGATTATAGCCCATTACATGGTTTTCCGCACCCATATAATGAATATATGGAAAATATAACAAAAAACGTTAAATGGATAAAAGCAAGAGAATTACCAAATTGGGCGCAAGAAATATTTTCATCTAATATGATTGCCGTTGGAAATATAAACACAGAAGAAGAATTAAATCTATTCATTGACATTACATATCATTTAACAGATTATTATTTAGAGAACCTTGAAAAAAACTCTTGGGATAATGGCAGGGACACCACACCACTTTTAAATAGATACTGTATTAATCAAAAGAAAAATCCCCATCTGCATAGATCAATCTTGGCAATGGGAATATCGGAAGAAAACAAAGATCGTTACGTAAACGACGTATTATTCGAGGAGATCTAATGGCTTTTTTAGTACACCCATTACAGCCAATTAGTGTATATGTACGTAAAGAATATCTTTATAATTTGGAAAAAGGACATGGTGAATTAACTCCTGGAATTTGGATTAGTGTTAAATCTACAATGGGAAAGGCGTTATATTTTGAAACGCTATTAACAGATTACGGGGCATTATATGACAAGTTACCTATTTCAGCATTCTTATGGAAAACTGATCATGGCGAGCTTCTTCCTCTTGATGTTCTTCAGCTTTGGGATTGCTTCGACTACGACATTACCGTCATACAAAAACCACTTTTGTCTCGTTGTGAATTCTTTGGCAAAGACAAAAGGATGCATCCCGGAGAATACTGCTTCACGATCGACAATGCACATCGTGACCGTTCCATCATTGATACCAATTTCAGTGAGCACGATCCCGAGCACAAATCATTCAATATCATTAGACTTGACAACGGACAGTTTGCAGCACAACCAAATAATAGAGTAATTTGGAGTGATCAATCACTAATTCCTGATAAATTACAAAGACCTGACTTTAAAGTATGTACTCAAAATTATTGTGTTGAAACAACTCCAAAATGGTCTGTTGGTCATACTGATGAATGGCAATATAAAACGGAGGAAGAACAAATTAGTTGACATTTTATGTCTTATAAGATAAAATAAAATTATTCCACTTAATCGTAAAAGAAAAGGAGTATTCTAATGAAAGATTTTTATATTCAAATAAAAGATAGACATGGTGCATCAGCTTCAGTATTTATTTTAAATAAAAATGATAGCCAAATTGTATATAAAGATAATTTAGGAAAGAAATTTTACGAGGAAGAGTTTGCATCATTTCCACTAGAAGTAGTTGAAAGGTATGCAATTGATTGGGCACAAGGAAAAAGAAAACTAAATTGGAGAGAAGCATCATGATAGTTAATACATTATTAAGAGAGACTTCAGGAAAAAATTTAAAAGTAGAAATTCATTTTGATAAAGATGAACACACTTATGCCGCAAAGTATTTCATAAATGGCTCATTTCAGTCAGATAGATTATTTGGCAAAACTGATAGACTCACAGTTGAAAATGCTGTAAGAGAGTGGATTGATAGCGTAGGAGTACTTAAAGGTTAATGATTAAAACACGCACACCAGAAAATATTCACATGGCAATTTCTGAAAAATTATCAAAAGGTGCCACATATATTGATGCTTTAGTTGAATATTCAAAAGAAAATAATATTGAAATAGAAACTGTAGCTGAAATTGTAAAAAGATCATCTATTATAAAAGAAAAGATTAGGTCTGAAGCAATTGCTATGAAACTTGTAAAGAAAGAAAAAAATGACCTCACTGAACTATGCCAATGAAGCATCGTTTAGAACTTACGTAAATTACTTAGCTCTTAAAAAACATTTTGAAACTGATAGTTATGATTATCACAAGTATAATGGTAAAATTAGAGCATCGTTTGATAAATTCCAAACAAGAAATGATGCGTTCTTTTTTTATAAACTTGCAAAAAAAGATGATGCTCTAAATATTCTTGTCGCTAATCTTGTTCGTAATCCAAAAGCATGGATACGAGAAATCGTGGAAGAAAGAGGCGATGAAATATATACAGAGTGGAAAAGAAAAATTGATTCTATAACACATGTATATAAAACTGAGTTAAAAAAACTCAAAGACGATTATCACGAAAACTTAGTAGTTAAAGACGGTCAACATCCACACATTATGACAATGTATTTTCAAAAACAAATATCACTTGAGACGTTTACAATATTATCAAAAGTATCAAACGTTTATGATTATTGGGATGAAAAAATTGTTGACAAATTCGTCGCATGTGATATAATTAGATTATCAAAGAAGTATTATCCGTTCTTAGATATTGATAAAAAAAAGTTTTCAAAAATTACCAAAGATCACTTTTTTCAGGATAAATAGATGGTGGAAATATTTCCACGCATACATCGTAAATACAACGCAAAATTAGGAGATACAAAACATGACTATGTCGTTTGAAGCACTTAAAAAGAATCGTTCAAACTCACTTAACAAGTTGAACTCACAACTTGAAAAAATTTCACAAAAAAGTTATTCTGACCCTAACGAAGGTAAAATGTGGAAACCAACCCGCGATAAAGCAGGTAATGGTTTTGCCATTATTCGGTTTTTGCCGGCGGCACAAGGAGAAGAAATGCCATTTGTTAGATTATGGGATCATGGGTTCCAAGGTCCAACAGGTCTATGGTATATTGAAAACTCTCTAACATCAATTGGAAAGGACGATCCTGTTTCTGAACTTAATTCAAAGCTTTGGAACAGCGGAGTTGATTCTGATAAAGAACAGGCTCGTAAACAAAAGCGTCGCCTTAAATACATTGCTAATATTCTTGTTATTAAAGATAGTGGGAACCCAGCAAATGATGGTAAGGTTTTTATGTATCAATTCGGTAAGAAAATTTTTGATAAACTTAACGATTTGATGAACCCACAATTTGAAGACGAAAATCCAATCAACCCATTTGATTTCTGGGAAGGTGCTAATTTCCGTCTAAAAATTCGACAGTTTGAAGGTTATCCAAATTACGATAAATCGGAATTTGATAGTTCTTCTCCAATTGCTAATAGTGATGAAGAAATTGAAGCAATTTGGAATAAACAATACAAACTACAAGAATTGGTCGCTGAAAAGAATTTTAAAGATTATAATGAGCTAAAAGCAAAGTTATATCGTGTATTAAATCTTAACGGTGATTCACCTTCGTCCACAAGTACCGCAGAAGAAGATACTGATTTTGAATTGGACATGAATAACTTTAACATGAAGTCTCAAGATGCTCCAGCAATGAAAGAAGTTGAAACTCCTTCTCAATCACCTTTAGTTGACGATGAAGACGATAATGATCCAGATCTCGCTATGTTCAGAGACCTTGTTAAAAGCTAAAAGTTGAGGAGCTTCGGCTCCTCTTCTAATCATAAATAAGGAGGATAAATTTGGCAGAAAAAGACATTATAGATTTTGACTTTGGTTTTAGTTTTATTGATGATGAAATTGAAGAAGTAAAACAAACCGCTGCAAGTTCTGAAGCAGCCGCACAAGATCTAGAAACACAACTCAGCAATCTTATGAATGAAAAGATTGACTTGGATGCAAGGATTGAAAGATTATATTCTGCGATTGAACCTTTCCTTGATAATTTATGCAAATCGCCAGAAAAGTCAACTATTTTCTGGCCTGATCGCGTAGTAAAAATTCAAAATTATAAGGCAAAGCTAAAAGCTATTGCAGAAGGAGAATAATGTGAGTCTTTTAGATAAACTTGTAAAGAACAGCACTATTAAAATGACAGCTCCTATTTCGGAGTCTTCAGTTTTTGGTATAAAGGATATGGCACCAACACCGGTGCCTATGGTTAATGTTGCCCTTTCTGGTAGTATTGATGGCGGTATTAGTCCAGGCTTGCTAGTTTTAGCTGGCCCATCTAAACACTTTAAATCTGCGTTTGCGTTATTAATGGCATCTGCCTATTTGAAAAAACATAATGACGCAGTATTATTATTTTACGATTCTGAATTTGGTACACCACAATCTTATTTTGAGTCTTTTGATATTGATATGAACAGGGTTGTTCATACTCCTATTACAAATGTGGAAGAATTAAAATTTGATATTACCCAACAGCTTGACCAAATTGAAAAGAAAGATAATGTAATTATTATAATTGATTCCGTTGGTAACCTTGCATCAAAGAAAGAAGTTGAAGATGCACTTGATGGTAAATCCGTTGCGGATATGTCTCGTGCAAAAGCGCTAAAGTCTTTGTTCCGTATTGTTACTCCACATCTTAACTTAAAAGATATTCCACTTGTTGCTGTTAATCACACATATCAAGAAATTGGTTTGTTTCCTAAAGCAATTGTTTCAGGTGGTACTGGTATCTATTATTCAGCTGATGCTATTTGGATTATTGGTCGTCAACAAGACAAAGTTGGCACCGAGATCCAAGGTTATCATTTTGTAATTAATATTGAAAAATCTCGACACGTTAAAGAAAAATCAAAGATTCCTATTTCAGTAAGTTGGGATGGCGGAATTGTTAAATGGTCTGGTTTAATGGAAATAGCCGAAAAAGGTGGTTATCTTAGAAAACCTAAAGTTGGTTGGTATGAAGCTGTAGATCCAAGTACAGGTGAAATACTTTCAGAAAAACTTCTCAGAGCAAAAGAAATTGTTGACAATCCTGAATTTTGGGATAAAATATTTAAACAAACAAATTTTAAAGATTTTGTTAAAAATTCATTTAAAATTGGCGCATCAGGTAATATTATGCGTGAACACAACAATGAACATAAAGATTTGCTAGAAGAAGTTGTAGAAAATGATTGAAAAAACTGTATTATCAAACCTAGTATTTAATGAAGATTATTTTCGAAAAGTATATCCATATCTTAAAATAGATTACTTTGAAAGTAATGAGCATAAAAAAATATTTACAGCATATTCCGAGTATGTTGAAGAATATCGAGAACCTCCTTCTGTTGAGGTTCTCAAACTTACGCTTGATAAACGTAAAGATATGAACGAAGATATGTATAAAGAAGTCATGGTTCAAGTTGATAACTTAAAACGTGATAATGATACAGATCAGGAATGGTTAATTAAAGAAACTGAAAAGTTTTGTCAAGATCGTGATTTGTTTAATGCAATTCGTAAAGCAATTCTTGTAGTTGATGGATCTGATCCTGAATTAAGTAAAGACGGTTTACCAGCTTTATTACAAGATAGTCTTGCAATCAGTTTTGATAGTTCAGTCGGTCACGATTATCTTGAAGATTTTAATTCTCGTTATGATTTTTATCACAAGAAAGAAGAACGTATTCCATTTGATATTGAATTGCTGAACAAAATTACTAAAGGTGGTTTACCTCGTAAATCTATGACAGTTTTATTAGCGACAACTGGCGGCGGTAAATCGTTAGTTAAATGTCATGCTGCAGCTTCTGCATTGATGATGGGAAAGAATGTTTTATATATTACAATGGAAATGGCTGAAGAACGTATTTCGGAACGCATTGATGCAAATCTCCTTGATGTTACAATTGACGAAATTGCAGAAATGCCAAGAGACGTATATACAAAAAGAATGGAACGTTTAAAAGGTAAAAGCACGGGAAAAATTGTTGTAAAAGAATATCCTACAGGTTCTGCTCACGTTGGTCATTTCCGCCATCTTCTTACTGAATTACGTATGAAGAAAAACTTTAAACCTGATATTATTTTTATTGATTATTTAAATATTTGTGCAAGTGCTCGAGTTAAAGGTGCAGCGGCCGCCAATTCGTATACACTTGTAAAATCAATTGCGGAGGAAGTACGTGGATTGGCTATGGAGTACAATTGTGCTGTCGTTACTAGTTCTCAGTTTAACCGTGATGGCTATGGTAACTCTGACGTGGACCTTACTAATACTAGCGAGTCTATGGGGATTACTCATACTGCTGATTGTATTCTGGGACTCATAACATCTGAAGAACTTGACAGTCTTAGTCAAATAATGGTTAAACAATTAAAGAACCGTTGGGGAGACTTAAATTATTATCGTAGATTTGTTGTAGGAGTCGATAGATCTAAAATGAAAATATATAATCTTGAAGAAAGCGCACAGAAAAATATACAAAAAGAAAATGCAAAGAACAAATCAAAAGATACAGATGATGACACTCCTGCTTTTGACAAAACATCATTTGGTCAACAATGGGATTTAAACAAACCTAAAAAATCTTTAAGTAAATTATTTGAAGTCGGCGAATTACAATAAGTATCGGATGAGTGTCAACTGATAGAGAGGCTGCGGCCTCTCTTTTTTTATAAATAGTTTATATAGAATAAAGAGCTCCTTATGAAATATGCTGATGTAGAAAACACCCTTGCAGAAGTCTATGGATACGAAATAAAAAAGATTACAAGAAATCGTATGGCCATAGTGACTGATAAAAGACAGGCTGCAATTGATATTACGTTGTCTGCATTTAGAGGTGCAAGATTAGTAAGAGATAAAACTGCCTTGAATATTTCTTCATTAGGAATTGTTCAAATAGGACCTACACAAGTTATTGCAAAGCCAAAAACAAAAAATGTTTTAAAGGCTGAGCAGGAAGCTACTGAAATACTGATAGACGTAATAAAGGACGCAGTTGAACAAGAAGGCAAACCTATACGCGTTAAAATTGGAAGATATAATGTAGAAAATGTAGTGACAGCTGCAGCAGATCAAATCAAAGGAGATCCAAAAGCTGATATTGCTTTAATAAATGATAGTACAAGAGAAGTTGGTTTTATATCACATAAGAAAGCAGGCGGAGCAAGAGCTTATCAGCAATATGGTGGAATTTCATTAAGATCTGGACAAATTATACATGAGGATATTTTAGTTGAGCAATATGTAAGAGATCTAAACAATTTTGTAACAAGAGAATATATTGATGGGGCAGCAGGAGTTGGATTTAGTGCTTGGAGGAAAATAGAAGATACACCGGCCGGAAGGAATCTTGTAGGCAGATCTGTATATGGGCCAATGTGGAATAATGGTGCCACATTTAACAGAGAAAGCGTTCATTGTATAGGACAAGGAGCACCAATACTTACAAGAAATAATGACGGTTCATATAAACTTACTTTTTCGGAATCTATACATACAGCCGATGATTTAACTTGGGCTTTTAGAGGTGAATATCAAGCAATATTTGCAACAACTTATAGAAATGGAAGAACAACAAGTCATCAGGATATTATTGTAAGAAACGCAAGAAGTGGAATATATCCATATGACTTTATAACTAGTAGAAGGGCAACGGAAATCTAATGATAGGTTTTAAGCAATATATTACAGAAGCAATTAAAGCTGAAGATTTTGAAGCGGCGATTGTTATTGGCTGGCACGAAATCACAGGACAGAAAATTAATCCTGAGGCTGCTGGTATTTCACAAAAAGTATATGATAGTATCATGGCTCAACCACAATACGTTGAGGCAGGCAAAAAAATTGCACAATCAATTAAAGATCATTTCAAATTAGGTAATAATGTAAAAGCAGAACAGTATGGTCGTGCTAAGTCAAAACTTACTTCGTTTTGGAGTGGTTATGGTGCGACCGATACTACTCCAAAAACTGATATTCTAATTGGTGATAAAAGATTATCGTTAAAGATTGGAATGGCTCAATTAATGTCAGGTGGTAAGGCAGAATCAACCGCAACTTTCTATGCAGCAATGGAAAAAGCAAACGTAAAAGATTCTCCTCAATTGAAAAAAGTGTTAGGTATTTTTGAAGATTTTGTTACGGCTTCAGTTGCACCAACACAATTAAGACCGTTAATCAAATCTCGTGAAAATGAATTAGTAAACCGCGGCGAAGCTGCACATAAACAGATTATGTCTGAACTTGGAACTTTATTTGAAGAAAACGAAAAGTTTAAGATTGAGTTTGCTCGTGAAGCAATGTCAGGATTTATGAAGTACGGTGAAGACAGTAATTCAGCCGCAGAGTTTATGGTGGTTTCGGATCATAGCGGATCTTCAACAAAAATCACATCTGTTTATGATGATGCATATTGTAAAAAGATTGCTGATGCAATGAAACTGCAAGCAAGATTTAAAACATCATCACGTAAACTTAAAAATGTTAAAACAGGTGAGTACAATTTTTGGTCAGTTATTTCTTTAATCGTTGATGCTAAACTTAAAGAAGAAGTTGAGCTCGAAGAAGGAATGTTTAAAAACGTTATTAGTCGTATTAAAGGAACATTTGGTCAAGCACTTAAAAAAGCAAAATCGTTTATTTCTGGAAAAATTAAAAACGTCTTGTCATTTTTTGGAGTAGAGCCAGTAATTAAGGTAAGTAAAAATGTTAAGTTTTAAAAAATTCATTAGTGAAAAGAAAATCGCCCATGCATTAGATCCCACGAAATCTTTGAAACACGCTATTAAAGACCGTGGATTTGATAAAGATAATGACGGCGATGTAGATGAGTTCGATAAAATAACCCCTGATGAAATTAGTGGCGCTGAAAAGCAAAATCAAACGCCTAAAATGATGAAAAAATATGCAGGCGAACTTAAACATACTCGTAAAGGTGTTGCTTACAAATGAAAACATTCAAGAAGTTCATAGCTGAAGATAAAAACCTACACATGACTCACGCCGAGGATGCAGTTATTGACGGCGGAATACTTGGTACAAGAAATGTGATTAATTATCTTAGAGATATTAGAGATATGCTGTCAAGTAATACAAAGTCTTCTGTTAACATTAGTGTTAAATGGGATGGAGCACCAGCTGTATTTGCTGGAACAGATCCAAGCGACGGAAAATTCTTTGTAGCCAAAAAAGGTATTTTTAACAAGAACCCAAAAGTATATAAAACGCACGCTGATATTGATGCGGATACAAGTGGAGATTTGAATGCAAAATTGAAAATTGCCCTTGATGAGTTTTCAAAACTCGGTATCAAAGGCGTAGTACAAGGTGATTTCCTATATGAAAAAAGTGATATTAAAGAAGATACGATTGACGGTGAACCGCATATTACTTTCCATCCTAATACGATTGTTTACGCGATACCTAAATCATCAGACCTTGCTAAGGAAATACTCGGATCCAAAGTCGGAGTGGTCTGGCATACAGTATACCGAGGATCAAGCTTTGAAGAAATGTCTGCAAGTTTTGGAGAGGAGATTGCTTCAGGTCTTAAAAAAGTAAAATCTGTTTGGTCTGTTGATGCGGTATTTAAAGATCAATCTGGTACAGCAACAATGACTGCCTCTGAAACTGCAGAAATGACAAGGATCCTTTCTCAGGTTGGAAAGTTATTCCGTTCTATACCTAAGAAAACATTTGATGGATTACTTCCTTCTGCAAATAAAGAACTTAATATGCGAGTAAATACTTATATCAATACAAAGGTTCGAGAAGGTCAACGTGTTGGTAATCCTAAAGTATTTGTTCGCGGATTACAAAGCTATTTGAATAATTGGTATGATAGTGAAATTGCTACAAAAAAATCTGCCAAAGGAAAAGCAACATGGGAAGCAAAAAAAGCTGATACCATGAAATACTTCAAAACAAACAAACCTAAAGATATTGAGAATTTGTTTGTTATGTATAACCTTATAGTAGACGCTAAACATTTGGTTGTGCGTAAACTTGAAAAGGTTGGCGGTCTCAAAACACTATTAAAAACTAATAGTGGTTACGAAGTAACAGGACAGGAAGGATTTGTTGCTATTGATCGTTATGGAAAGAATGCGTTAAAATTAGTAGACCGCCTTCAATTTAGCAGGGCAAATTTTTCAGATCAATACATTAAAGGGTGGCAGAGATAAAATGGCTATATGGAATAAATCAACTCAGGCATATTTACAAGGTAATAAAACTTTATTTGAAGCGTTCATGCTGGCAGATAAAGATGGTAATCTTATCAATTCGTTTGGAGTTGCATCTAATGTTCCAATTGCTGCGGGCGACGTTGCCGGATGGTCAAATATTCATAAGTTTGGTAGAAATCCAAATGTAGGAAACATACCAGAAACTATTTGGATGCACGGAGGACTTTATAGTTATCTTGATGTTGGTTCTGATAGTACAGTTTATGCATATAGCGCAAGCTCTGACGATGGCCCTGGCAACGATGGTGCTCACACAATTACTGTTCAAGGTTTAGATAATAATTTTAATCTGATTGAAGAAACGATTACTGTAAATGGTGCAGCTTCTACTGCTTCATTCCTAAGAGTTTATAGAGCATTTGTTGCGACTTCTGGGGCGCTAAAGACAAATGATGGTAATATTCTTATATCCACCGCAGCAGCTGGAGGCGGTACAGTTCTTGCTGATATTGGCGTTATTGGTACAGGAACAACTACTGGTTTGGGTCAAACTCAACTTGCACTTTATACAATACCAGCTGGAAAGACTGGTTATCTTACTACTTGGAACGTTGGCGTAGCACCAATGAATAATGCTGTCACGGTGACTTTACTAGCAAGAGAATTAGATGGTGACGCACCATTTAGGTCAAAGGATATTATAGATACCGTAGGCGGATATACTACTCAGAATTATTCAATTCCTTTGCGCTTTCCAGAAAAAACTGATATTGAAGTGAGAGGAGCTGGTGATACTGGTTCAGTTATTTCATCTTC